CTCCAGACACTAGTGCATTCACTGCTAACGCTTTGGATTCTAGTGGTGTAGATCAAATGTTAGACAGCGCATTAGGTTTCATACAAGGTGCTAGAGTTAGCTTTAATGTTGGTCATGGCGGCTCAGGTAACTATCAATTTACCGGCGATGGATTTCCAGCTTCAGTAGCAAATCCTGCACTTTATCTAACAAGAGGTGTTGAGTATTATTTCTACTTAAATGTTAGTGGTCATCCGTTCTACATTAAAACTGTCAATAGCACTGGGACAGGAAATCAATATACAGATGGCGTAACAGGTAACGGAAGTGTAGAAGGTGCTTTAATATTCAACGTACCTATGGATGCTCCAAACGTATTGCATTATAACTGTCAAAACCATTCTGCTATGAATGGCCCAATCTATATCATGGACCAAAACTCATTCGTGGATTCTGATGAAGTCGACAGAATGATTGACAGTGCAATTACTGGGCCTATCAGAACTCATATACAATCATTTAATTTTATTGATTCAAATGCAGCTGATCAAATGATTGATAGCGCAATGACTCAAGTCGGTGCAAATACAAGATTACTTATAGATTCGAATAAAGCACCTGACTCTGCATCTATCAATAACATGATTGATGTTAGGCTCATACAGACTACCTTAGTGCTTGATTCTAACGCTACTGATCAAATGATTGATAGCGCAATAGGATTCTTATCTACGAATTCAAGGCCTGGTATTCATGGTCTCATAGATTCGGTTGACGTAGACCAGATGATTGATAGCGCTATCACTGGCCCGATCAGATCACATATACAAGCTTTTGGTTTCTTAGATTCAAATCTAATTGACCAAATGTTCGACAGCCACCAGTCTAACGTTACTCACGGTGGAGGAGGCGGCGGAGGCGGTCTCGACTCAACAGCTGTCGATCAAATGTTTGACAGTCATCTATCGAATGTTCTGCATAGCGGTGGTGCAGGTGGAGGTTTAGACTCAAATCCAGTACAAAGAATGATTGACTCAAACGGTGGAGTAGATTCTACCGGTGTTGATCAAATGATAGACAGTGCTATAGGATTCTTATCCACGAACTCAAGACCAGGTGTCCATGGCTTATTAGATTCTAATGCCATCGACCAGATGCTGGATAGTGCCTTTAACGCATTTACGCCGGCAACCAGCACCTTTACAGCACATGCCCTCGACTCCAACGCAGTGGATCAGATGTTTGATAGTCATCTATCGAATGTATTACATGGTGGTACGGGTGGTGGATTAGACTCTAACGCTATCGAACAGATGTTAGATAGCCATGAAGCTAACACTACACACGGTGGTAGTGGCACCGGTGGATTAGATTCTGCAGAAGTAATACGTATTACAACAGGTACCCCTACTGCTTTAACATATACAAACTTCACAGTTACTGCAGACAGCAACCAAGGTGAATTTACTAGGGACAGTGATGATAATCCTATATCGATAGACACTAGTCAATTCCAAGTATTCTTAAACGGTCTGCTTTTACCAGAAGATGAATACACATCTACTAGTAGTTCAATAACACTACGTACAGTTACTGACTCGGGTGATCAGTTACAAGTAGTAAAAACAAACGGAAATTTATCACCACTCAATCAAACGATATTTGAGTTTGCTGTAGAAAGTGACAACACTACTACGTTTACTGGTAGCGATAGAAATAGTAGATCACTAACATTCAATAATTCAAATCAGCAATCTGTTTTCATAAACGGTATTTTACAAACTTCTGAAGACTTTAGCATTAACACTTCTACAAATACGCTAACATTAAACGTTGGTGCTGATTCTGGAGATCTAGTACAGATAGTTAGGCTGTCTGGTACTTCATTAAGCAATGGATTAGATTCTACTGCAGTAGACCAAATGTTTGACAGTCACTTGTCTAATGTTCTTCATGGTGGAGGAGTTGGTAGCCTTGATTCTAACGCTGTTGATCAAATGTTTGATAGTGCTGTTGGATTCCTATCGACAAATTCAAGACCTGGCGTACATGGATTGATTGACTCACTAGATGTTGATCAAATGTTGGATAGTGCCGTAGGATTCTTGTCTACTAACTCACGTCCTGGTGTGCATGGTTTACTAGATTCCAATGATATTGACCAGATGTTGGATAGTGCTTTTGGCGCATTTACTCCTGCCACTGCAACATTTACAGCGCACGCCTTAGACTCAAACGCCGTTGATCAAATGTTTGACAGTCACCTGTCTAACGTTACTCATGGTGGTGGTGGAGGTGGAGGCCTCGATTCTGCTGCAGTAAGACTTATTGCTGACAGTGGTAATCCGCGCGTCGAACCTGTGGAATTTAAACAGACACAATTCTTCTTTAGAGCTGATAGTGTAGAAAGAGACTTCTTTGCAGACAGTGATGGCAATGCATTATCACTAGACTCAGGTGCATTCCAAGTTTACCTAAATGGTATACTACTGCCACAGATGGAATATCATAATACTAAGACGTCTTTCCACTTGGCCACAAGTGCAGATTCCGGTGACAATATAAACTTGATTAAGTTTACAGGTAATAACGTTGAGTTAACTAAGCGTGGACTAACTGAAACTAAGTTCTTCTATACAACCGCGTCTCCAACGACTTCAATCACCGGTGCAGATGACAATGGCCTGACACTTGATTATTCTACAGGTTTGATAGACGTATTCTTAAATGGTTTACTACTAAAAGATTCAGATGACTTTACTACAAATGGCGCCGGCAATACAGTAACTTTAGTATCTCAAACAGATTCGAATGATTTAGTTACAATCGTAAATCGTAAGGGTGTTGTAGTTACACCTTCACTAAAAACTTTTGAATACACAGCAACAGCGGGTCAAACACAGTTTAGTGGACTCGCACTTGATAGTTCTACACTATCATATGCACCCGGTGCAATACAAGTTTACTTGAACGGTGTGTTGTTAAGAGAAGAAGACTTTAGTGCAACAAATGGCACTACCGTAACGTTAACTAGCGCCGCAGCTTTGAACGACGAATTAGTAATATCTACATTCTCAACACCAGGTGCTAATTTAACACTCTTTAAATTTACTGCTTCTGCAAGTCAGACAGTATTCAGTGGCACAGATACCGCTGGTAACAGACTATCATATATGCCTGGAAATGAACAGGTATTCTTAAACGGATTGTTACTCAATGATTCTGATGATTACGTTGCCACGAATGGTGTATCAGTAATATTAAACGTTGCGGCTAACGTCAACGATGAACTTAAAGTTGCATCATTCGTACACAATACTAATAACTTAGTGGTTAACCCTTGGTCTGCACCTGCTGCTTCTAATAATGCTTCGGCCGGTGACAAACTCTTTGTTAATACTCTCACTGGCGCTAAGACAGTAACGTTGCCCGGTACAGCAAGTATGGGTGATGAGATTCGAATCATAGACGCAGAAGGTAACGCTAATAATAATAACATAACAATCGCAAGAAACAGTCATAAAATTATGGCAGCTGATTCAGACCTTGTAATAAATACAAGTAGAGCTGCAGTAGGCTTAGTCTACTATAATGATTCTAACGGCTGGCTACTTATAGAGAACTAAAATGGCATTACGCGGAGATCTAGAAACTACAAGAAACAGGGCTGATCCTAGTGCAGCAAAAGCATGGGTAAATGCAAATAATGATGCGTCTACTAATAGCACCTTTAATATTTCAGGTTCTACAGATCATGATGTTGGCCAGTTTTCTTATAATCTGACAAATGCATTTACCGCAACAAATGATTTTTCACAGGTTGCAGTAATGGGTGGAGTTGGTGGTGGATGGAGTGTTTCAAGATTTAACACTTATCACGCTGCAAATAAGTTAGCTGTGCGAGTAGTCAACGGCACTAGCAGCCATGCAGACGGAGATGCTGGACATAACATAATTGCAACAGGAAGTTTAGCATGAGTAATACTAGAAGCATTGCACATTTGCTTGGGCAGAATAATGACGCAACGAGGTTTGTTGACTCTGCAGATGTTGACGATATTGTTTTGAACTCAGCATATCTAAATAATAGAAATTTAATCATTAATGGTGCCATGCAAGTGTCGCAGCGTACTATGGGACAAGATGTAACTGGTCTAACTTCAGGCGGTATACATCAATGTGACAGATGGTACAATCAAATATCTGGTGCCGGCACATTTACTATACAAAAAGATAGTGGTGATCATCCTAATGAGTTTGGTGAATCAATAAAATATGATTGTACAACAGCAAATGGTAGTTTAGGTTCGTCTGCTGAATTAATACTTTATCAAAAAATTGAAGGTAGACATTTACAACACTTAGGATTTGGAACTTCAAGTGCAAAGGATCTTACACTTTCTTTTCACGTAAAATCTAATCTAACAGGAACTTTAACTGCCGAACTTTATAATATAGATCCTGCTACTAACAGACATTGTTCAAAAACATACACTATTGGCGCAGCCAACACTTGGGAATATAAGACTATAACTTATCCTGGTGACACATCTCAAGCATTTGATAATGATAACACAGTTGGTTTATACATGTTACTGTGGCTTGGAGCAGGTTCCAGTTTATCTAGTGGTACATTGCAAAGTTCTGCCTTTGGAGATGTTACTACTGCTAATAGGGTATCATCAAGTAATCTTAATTTAGCATCAAGTACAGATAATTATATAGCATTTACTGGAGTACAACTAGAAGCAGGTAGTAAAGCTACACCTTTTGAACATAAAACTTTTGAAGGCTATGAACATGATTGTGCGAGATATTATCATAGCGTAAGAGAGGGTTCAGGCGCATATATGATTTTTACTACTGGTCGTGCTTGGGGAACTGGTGGTGCAAACGGACCTTATAAATTTCCGAGGCCTATGGCAAAATCACCTACAATGACTGCTGGTGGCGCAGCTGGCGATTATGATTTTAGTTTAAGTGGTGTTCCTACTGCAGGTTCAGTTACACACAATAATGACATGATGGTGATTAATGTTACTGGTTCTTTTACTAGTGGACAAATAATAGTAATAGGTTCAAATGCTGATGGATATGGGCCTGCTGAACTTAAATTTGATGCGGAGATATAAATGCAACCTGAAACATTTACTTTTACAAATGTAAAATATATTAGAGGACAGTCTGGTCCACAAGAAGCAATAAGATTTACTTGTGATGGCGTTGATAATATGTCTGTAGCTAATCCTGCAGTTGGAAATAGACATTACGATGATTTAATGAAACAAGTAGCGGCAGGAACTATTACAATTGCAGACGCTGATTAAGAGAAAAAAACATATAAATAGTCAAAAGATTCTTTACTTTGGAGACTATTTATGGCAAATCCAACTTCTAGGGATACGCTGATTGATTATTGTAAAAGGCAACTAGGTGACCCAGTACTAGAAATCAATGTAGATGAAGATCAAATCGAAGATCGCATTGACGAAGCCCTACAGTATTATCAAGAATATCATTCAGATGCCACGATTAGGACATATCTGAAACACCTCGTTACATCTGACGACGTGACCAATGAGTATATTCCTATTTCGAGTAATGTACTATACGTTTCAAGATTGTTTCCAGTATCCAGCTCATTCAACAATTCTTTTAATTTCTTTGACATCAAATATCAAATGATGCTCAACGACATAGCTGACTTACAAAATTTTGCTGGTGACTTAGCATACTACGAACAGATGCAGCAGTATCTTTCAATCCTTGATATGAAGTTAAACGGTCACCCACAAACTACGTTTGCTCGACATCAAGATCGTCTTTACATACACGGTGAATTTCACAATGGCGATATTAAAGCAGATGAATACATCGTAGCAGAAATATATTCAGTGTTAGATCCAGATACACACACATCAATTTACAACGACTTGTGGCTAAAAGAGTATGCAACTGCTCTCATAAAGCGTCAATGGGGTATGAACCTATTGAAATTCGATGGCGTCCAACTTCCTGGTGGAGTGTTGCTCAATGGACGTCAGCTTTATGATGATGCCACAGCAGACATAGATAGGTTAAGAGAGAGAATTAGAAGCGAGTTTGAACTACCGGCAGACTTTTTTATGGGTTAGTTAAATGGCTAGAAACTTTTACTTCTCGGAAAAAGTCAGGTCGGAGATGGACCTGTATGAAGATATTATTATCGAGTCCATGAAAATATATGGGCAAGATGTATATTACTTACCGAGAACAATCGTAAATGAAGATAAGATACTAGGTGATGACGTTGCTTCATCATTCGATGACGCATATAAAATTGAAATGTACATTGAAAATGCTGAGGGTTTTGACGGTGAGGGTGATCTCTTTACTAAGTTTGGTGTTGAAATTAGAGATGAAGCAACTTTTATCGTTGCTAGACGTAGGTGGAAGAACACTGTTCGTCGTGCTGCTAACGCCATACAAGGTGATAGACCTAGCGAAGGTGATTTAATTTACTTGCCTCTTTCTAAATCATTGTTTCAAATAAATCACGTAGAGCACGAACAACCTTTCTATGCTATCGAGAATCTACCTACATTCAAGTTAAGATGTCAGCTGTTCGAATATGTCGGTGAAGATCTCGATACTGGAATTGATACAATAGACGATATAGAAAAAGAATATGCTTACAGATATAACTTAAGACTAAAGTTGCCTAAGAATGCAACAGGAACTGCGAGTATTTTATAATGGCGGCTAAGGGTGTTAATACTTTAACTATCACTGATAGTGGCGAAAGATTTAGTTTTTCGCCGTATGTAAAGTTTACTTTACCTGATGAAGATTCGAGAAATGCTGGTGGTTTAATAACACTCGATGATTCTGGTAAAATAGCTTCAATTACAATTACAGATAGTGGCAACTATTACACATCAGCTCCAACTGTGACTGTTGCAACAGACAGCGCTAATGATAGTGCAGCTGTAACTGCATTGATTACGCGAGGACAGGTTTCTGGTTTTACCATTACCGATTCAGGTTTTGGCATGGATTCGTGTAGATTAATAATCACCGCACCTACCGGTACACCAGGTGATTTTGTTGCACAAGCTAGGACACTCATAGATTCAAGTGCAGAAAAAGTATCACAACTTATTTTAGTTGATAGTGGAAACTTCTATCTAAATGCACCTACTATGACAATCCATGGTGGTAGCAATATAGAAAGTAGTTATGAAAGAGGTGATGCAATTGAACAAACTCTTTCAACTGGTGTTAAGATTAGAGGTGAAGTTCTAGGTTACTTGCTCGATTCAGACGGCGATTCTGCAAGAGTACTGAGTGTTGGCCATGTTGGTGCAGACGACGGAAAGTTTAGAGAATTTGTAGTAAATAGAGACATCATAAATACTAGTCAGGCATTCACTACTGGGCTCGAGGTAGTAGGAGTTGATGAGGAAAATAACATGTCAGAGAATGAACAAAACGAGTTCTTTACAACATCTGATATTGATGACTTCTTAAACTTCAGTGAAGATAACCCATTTGGTGATCCGGAGAATCAATAATGTTTGGTGGACATTTTTATCACGAAAGAATTAGAAAATCAGTTGCTGTATTCGGCAGACTGTTTAATAACCTATACGTGGTAAGAAAAGACGCGTCTGGTGGTGTGCTAAATCAAATGAAAGTTCCACTTTCTTACGCTCCAAAGAATAAATTTTTAGACAGGATTAGAGAACAACAAAGTTTAATTGATGACACTAAAGTGGCGATTAAACTTCCACGTATGGCTTTTGAAATTACAGACATATCATATGACTTAACAAGACAGCTCACTAAGGTAAGTAACTTTAATACAGTAGGTAACACCAGAGAAACACGAAATAAGTTCTTTTCACCTGTACCATATAACATTGGCTTTGCTTTAAATATATTTGCTAAAAGCCAAGATGACGCTTTACAATTAGTTGAGCAGATTGTACCTACATTCAATCCTCAATACACAATATCGATATTTCCATTCAAAGATATTTACCCGACCTTTGTTGAGGACGTACCGATTGTCATAACAAGTGTTTCATTTAGCGACGACTTTGAAGGTCAGTTAGAAACACGAAGAACTATAATATACACATTAACATTTGAAATGAAAGTTCAATTTTATGGAAACATAGAGAATAAAAATATTATTCGTAAGTCACAGGCAAATGTGTTCCAATCGAAATCAGGTTTAGGTGGTGATTCAGATGTATACTTAGAAAGAGTAACAATCACACCGAATCCTTTGACAGCGATAGGTATGCCGGACAGTGACTTTGGTTTCACCGAAGAAATTAAACTAGGAGTGGATAGCGCATAATGGCACCAAGAAATCATAAAGCATGGTTAAAACAACCAAAGATAGAACATATTAGTAGTGACATTTACTCGTCTTTTGAAATATACGAACAAGAACAAGAAATGATCTTTTCAAAAGTGTGGATACCTATGTGTCACAAGTCTGAAATGCCTGAACCAGGTAATTTTAGAACAGCAAAAATTGCAGGACAAAACGTTATTGCAATCAATAACGGAGACACAATTAAGTCTTATCTAAATCCTGGCAAGTTTACTGCGCCTGCAGGCACAATGACTCGAGTACAATTCTATATGGATGACTATGAGCCACTACACACAGAAGTAAAACACGGCGGTATGGTCTGGACAACTCTTAATAAAAATCCAGATATGGATGTAGAGCAGTGGACAGCCGGTGCGTTTGACTGTATTGCCGATGCTATTGATACAGAAGAGATGGAAGTCTTTCACTATCACAAAGCAGTGATAGACACGAACTATAAGTTGTGGCATGATACAAATAGTGAATTCTATCATGACTTCATGCATTACTTCAATAGAGTGTCAGGATTCAACGATGAGTATTTCGCTAGAAAAAATATTCCTTTTGATAATGGTCATGTTAACGTCAGCAGCTTTACTGTTAACTATGAAGAGTATGACGGATTTGAAG